GGCCAGCTGAAGCTGGCCAAGCCCCTACGTTCAACGTGGACCACAAGTCTACGATCAACAGAACTTAGGACTACGTCCCTAGCTTGTTTAGGCCCGATTGCCGCGCAGAGCGCAGCGAAACCGTACCTCCCGGAAAAGTGTCCGGAAACACGATCGCCGTACAAAGTCGAGACGCGGATGACCTCGTCCCAACTCTTGTACCACCACCCATCGACTCCGAAACCGGCCCTTTTAGGACAGGCCGTCTCGAAGTCAACGTGATAGTGGCCGTCGCCAGCCCCAAACGGGCCGAGATGCGACGGTACGGTATTACGCATCCACTCCAAGACAGAGGAGAACAGGCGTTCCGGGATTGGATCCCGCATACACCATTCTCGTATCCTGTTATGGACATGTAACATGTCACTCACGGAACTAATGAGGTTCCGCAAGTAGACAGGGGTCACGTTTACCGTGCCAAAACAATCATTTCCACAGCTTTCCCTAAAGTAGGAGGTTTTAAAACTCTTGTCTAGGTTCACCGTGAAGCCTGCTGATGAGAGGACGCCCACAACAGCGTCATACATGTCAACAGGGCAAATGATGTCGTCACCGAACACACTGACGTTCTCTGTAACGCTACACGCAAGCGCGTAGAATATAAGAGATTCGAGTTCGAAGGTGAAGCCGTTTCCCATGCTGGAAAACTTCTCGTTCCTTCTAACCGAACCGTCAGGCCATTTAGTGTTCTTCGAACGCAAGTCATCGAGCAGTATGGCCCAGTCAATGGGCAAAAGCTCGTAGACAAGTTCGAGAGAGAGAGTGTCACTAGCCATCGAGAGATCGATAGTAGCTAGGGCCCCATGCTTTGCAGCGAAAGCGGAGCGTCTCTGGTTGACAGTCTGATCGTCCAATTTCACACCAAACCTTGAAAGGCGGCGCGCAATATAGGAACCAACATTGCGTTGGAGTCGAATGTTCAGAGCGGGCTCGTAACATATAACTCGATCAGTTTTGGCTGATTTAGGGACTGTGATCATCGTGTTCCAATCGACAATGTTCAAGGCACTCCTTGTAACACTGCATGGGCCATCCGCATCAAGTGCGGCCGCGCCCCAATGTGGAGACTGACGAAGCAAATTCAGTGCGTGAATCTGCGCTGACCACGTAACGTCTAGACGACTAGCATACTTGTGTATACCAGCGACTTTATCGCCCCATGACGCACTCGTGCGGCCACGGGACCAACCACCGTCCTCGAAGCGAGAAGGGACGGGTCCTAGGATCCTCGCTATCAACCGTTGGGCAGCGAACCATTCGCCACCAAAGGGGTTCCTCACGGAACCGTTTCGATAACTGAGAATCCTTTGGTTAGTTGTACGACATAAGTCCTCGGCTTTACTGGCCGAGTCTACAGCGGTTCGGGCTAAATCAATCCCCGTTCGCAATCCAATCGACTTCGCAAAGAAACGACTAGCAGCATAATCCTTACGGAAAAGTTGCGCGTCATTGTAATTGTGTGGGTCGACCTTCAAAGCTACTAGTTGACGATGTTCTCCGTACTTGTAGAGCATCCAGACACTCAGGGCAATAGGACTGTCGATTGCCTCGAGAAAACGCAGGTACGTCTCGTCGCCAACCCGTTTGTCCAGCTTCACAGCCGGATGAAGGAAGGCGCCGCGTACTCCGACCTTGACTCCGTCACCCTTGCGGGTAGACTTCGGTTGGGGTCGGGGCGTTCTGCAGTTCGTAGCATTGTGTTGCATGCTTAAGCTCCTTTGTGAGCATAATGAAAGGACCAGCCCAAAAGAGTGGGACTAGAACGATAACAGCAATGAGGAAGAGTGGTCTTACCACGCGGCTTCCCGTTTCGTTATTGCGTCGCTGAAATATGCCGTGGCGGTGAAGTTCTTCACATAAGCCACGATGTCTTTCAACTCACTCTCACTAGCACGCTGATGTGCCCAAACTTCGATTTTGGCAATCGTCCCGTACGCACGAGTAGGAGGAGGTACAAACGAGCCGCCCGAGGAGGGTGACTCAAGAGTCGGTACATCAATGACGTACACGAACTTCTCCATCCCGTTAGCATTTACGGGGGTGTGCTCTTCACGCAATGTCAGATAACCGACCGCAGAGGCCGGCGACTGGTCACGCCAAAGAGCCACGTCCTTCTTGTCTTCACGTTTGGCACCTTTGGGGTTGAACGTGTGAGCAACTGGAGTGGTTTTACCATCGTTGAGAACGATGTTAGACTGAACGGACATGATCCGATCCTTTCAAGATTTTGAATAACAGGTTGATGGCGAAATTGCCGGATACTTGGTCAGCGAAGCCTTGAGAGCTGCTGTTGAATTAACGCAATGGATGAAACCAAGCGTTGGGGCGACAGGTTCGGGTTAAACGTGAAGTCTTGCAACTTCAACGTCGGGATCGAAGTAAGCGCCGATCTCGAGACACGCACGTACTTATGAACACCGGATTTAGGGGAACTCGCAAACAACCCGTTAGGGAAGGATTGAGCGCCCGTTGTCCTGACATTACTGTACGTCGTAATCTGCTCAACACGCCTTCCAACAGTTCCACCGATGTGGTTAAACCTGTAGGGCACGTCAAGTTGAGATAAGTAGCTTCCAATTGGAAGGAACCAGTCCGCTACGAAAGAAAACGGTACTAGTTCCCAAGCTACTTCCAAAGGGTTTAGCAGGCCGAAGCGGCCCGGTAAATCCTTAGAAGTCGGACCAAACTCCCATACCACGCGAACGGACTCCCGGTTCTTGACATTCCTGTCGCAAAGGAGCCGCCCATGAGTCCCATTGTCTAGAAGAGGCCAGTTGATGTTGTTAGCAACAACTGATTCGGACTTCTTCGACGCAGAGACCCGCGCGGTACGCGATGCTGGTTGTTCAACGACGTCCATCAAAGTGTTGACGGCTGATCGAACTTCCGACATAAACGGTACCCAACCATAGGAGTATTCTAACCAGAGATTCCCAGCAGCTTTCGAGTTATCGCGAGCGAACTCACGATTCCACATAATCGCCTGCCGGCGGTTATAACGCTCCGTACGGCGCTTACTCACATGCAGATTGTCAAGGAAATATTTTATGTTCCCTCGACGCAACGCCACGAGTAAGTTGACAATGGTTTCAGCTCGCGCTGTTACCATGGCCATGGTTTTCCTGCCTTCAGCGATGAAGACAGGCGCACTAAACTGGTTACCTTTAGCTCTACTAATCAAGGACCCGTACACCGATGAAGGTGCAAGGCTGAACGCGATTGCGGTCGGAGGGTTTGGATCGGCTCTCCAAGGAGTCGCCGAAACCTCCGTCCATGTGCAACGGTCAATAAGCCCAGGGGGATTAGCAAGAGGTGGAGTACCCAGTAATATGCACGCTGGAGCTGCCGGAGGTCGTATTTCGACGACGTCGAATGGCAGATCAGGTAACCTGGTACCGGCCTTCTTCTTCTTTCTGTAATCAGAATCGACCTGCCAACTCCTTTGTTTATGATATTCCACGTGGTTGTTAAGCACGGCAGGAAGCCCATAGCCAGGAGTTGTCACCCAAGGACCCCAAGGGGTCTGACGATCCGGTCGCGTACGCGTCGCTTCACAGCGGGTGTACGTTATCGGTCGTGGGATACGATTAAGGTCGTTACGATTGAAGAGAGGCATACTTTCGTCCTTCAGGGAAAAGCAATCTCACGATTGTAATGATAGGGGTGAGCCCCTACCCCCCAAAGGTGGACATCGGATGATGACACCTCAACCGTTGCGGTTGAAATGCGAACCCTCCCAATCATCTTCGAAAAGACCAGTGCTGTCACTGTCTACCCGCGCGAGAACTTTTCTCCCTCTAGAGGGGATTGGCTCGTCTGAGTATCCAGATTTAGCATCATGATAGCAGCTTTCGCAATACGAAACATATGGGCTGATGACAGAGTCACAGCTGATGCAAGTAGCTAAGAAGCGTTTCATGTAAAGATCCTTTCGAAGATTGACTGTGG